GTCGTGTATTGCATACCACCAGCGCCGCCGCCACCGCCGCCAAAGTTAGAAACAGGCCCGCCGCCACCCCCGCCGCCAGCAATAACAAGATGGTCAACTGTCTGACCCACAGGAGCATTGGTTACTGAAAACGTTCCAGTGCCAGTAAACGTATGAATCTTGTAGTTGCCGCTGGTCGTGACTGTGCCGCCCGTTGCTTGAATGAACGGACTTGTAGCCGCAGCAGTCGTATATCCGAGCAAAAGGTTAGCAATAGACATTATGACAGGCCCCCGCCAGTAATGACAAACGTGTTAGCTGCCGTGCAGAGAATGGTTGCAAGACCATACTGAGCCAAAGTGCGGTTGCCTGTGTTGGCCGTGCCAACCTGACGCAATGTGACGTTGGTTGCCTGTGTAATGGTCTGGTTGCTGGCCGAGTTATTGTAAATCGTTACGGTTTGTCCCGTAGAAAATACGCTATTTGGAACAGTCACGCCGCCTGTGGTGATCGAAATGTGCTTGCCAGCATCACTTGCCACCAGAACATAAGCAGCCGTTTGAGCATTTTGCGGAACGTCACGCACATTGCCAATACCGTCGGAAACGGTCGTTGCAGTCACGTTGCCGCTCGAAACAGTCGTATTAACAAGTGTCAAATTATTGACAGTTGTAATTGTATTGCCGAGTTGGACGGCAGTATTGCCAAGCGTGATGGCCGTAGAAAAGTTGCTGTCCAACTGAGACAGCGGAATTGCTGCGGTCGCATTGGCGAACGTATAAGGGACAGCCATTAGAACCTCACTCTGAGTTCGTGTTCCATTTCGAACGTGTTGTAAACCATTGCTGGTGAATTAGATGTTACTGTAAGTCCGAGATATTTGCCATATTGCATAGCATCAGACTTATAGAGCGAATATCCAGCCGCCAGCAGCCATTGGACAATATCAGCCGTGTTGTTTTGCCACGGAATTGTATTGCCCAAATAGTTCGTCCAGCCCAAACCAACATTGGTGAGTGTGTAGGTCGGGCTAGACCCTGTTTCGCTATCAACCGTCACATTAAGGACGCCGCCTTGGGTCAGGGTCGCCTCAATGCCAAATTTGAGCGCCTGTTTGGTGCGGATCGTGTCCTGCATGGGCCACAGGGCGGTCAAAAGGCGGGTATTGATAGGCGATGAAGCGTCGCTATACGCCTTGATGAGGTTACGACCACCCGTCCCATACATATAAATGATGCCCAGATAGGGGACGGAGGTAGTCCGCAACAGAGTGCTTTGGCTGGTAATGAACCATTTTTTGTCAAAGAACACGGCTTGGATAGGCCGCAGGCCGTCTGTGGGGTCGTTGTAATAAAAATTAAACGCCGCGCAGAGAATGTTGTTAATGAGAACCTGACCACCCGTGATTGGGTAGGAAAAGTCAATGTTCGGGAAAATGCCGTCGAGAGCATCTGAAATCTTGGTCGTGGTCGCACCAACCAGCGCGTAAATGCCGTAATCGTTCATAAACAAAACAGAACGGAAATACGGAAAGATTGAGCCGGGGCGACGAGTGCCGACCGAGGCCGACACGTTGGTGTTGGTGAAGGTTGTGATGCCGTTAGTTCCAACGCGAACGTCAGAGAAGACGTTGATGCTGTCGTCACCAAAGACATAGAGAAAGTTGTTAGCACTAAGCAAACTATTGATATTGCTATGCAAAGTGTCGTCAGCTAGCGTCAGATTGCCAGCCGAAATGGACGAAAAGTCGTTGTATTGACCAGCAGCAGTGTAAAAGACTGTACGCCCTTGGCTGATCCAGACGCGGCCTTGAAACGTCTCAAGACCATTATTGGCTTTGGTTGTAGCCGCAGCAGTCGCGGTAGCCCCGTTGCCGCCACCACCTGAGATCGTGACAGAAGGGTTTGAGGTATAGCCGGAGCCGGGGTTGGTCATCACGACACCAACAACAGACCCACCAGCAATAATAGCCGTCGCAGCCGCATTGTTGCCGCCACCGCCAGAAATCGAGACGTTTGGTGTTGATGTGTATCCCGTGCCGCCATTGGTGATGGTCACGCCAACTGTACCGTTGGCGAAAGACAAATAACCAGCGACAGCCGTGGCATTATTGCCCCCGCCACCGCTGATTGTGACGTTTGGAGTGCTGGTATAGCCGGAACCAGCGTTGGTTACGCTGATGCTGCTAACAAGACCAGAGCCGAGAGTAGCTGTCAGGTTAGCTCCAGAGCCGCCACCACCCGACACGGTGATGTTTGGCGTAGCCGTGTATCCATAACCGGGGTTTGTAATCTGCACAGCAACAATAGCATTGGCTGACAGAGCCGTAACAACAGCCTGCGCCTGCGTTCCCGTTGAGGAGGTCGGCGGGTCTATGGTTAAAGTTGGAAAAGCCGTAAAACCCGTGCCACCACCATTGATTGTGATGTTGGTGATCGTGCCAGCCGCGTTGGAAATAAACGCAATAGCCGTCGCTTGGGTTCCATTTGTTTGGTTCGGAGCCGAAATGGTTACGAGCGGAGGCTGTGTATAACCAGAACCGGGGTTTGTGATCCCGATATTGGTTATGCAGCCTATGGTAATGAGATTAGCGCCATCCCATGTGTAGTAGCCCTTCTCAGGGTCCACGATGGTGGCTCTCTCGTTCTTCCATTGCTTAGAAATGATGCCAGCAGCAGAAAAAGTGCCTGCATTAGCAACGGTTACGACCGTATTAGACGACAATTTATAGGCTTCAGCGCGACCATCCTGTTGAAAAGCCAGCACATAGTCCTGATTGTCGATGTTCACGCTGTCGATATGCGTGACTGTATTGCCCCATGTAATGCCAACATTGGATGAGGTCGGGACAACCTTCAGATTGCCGTAACCAACAGGCTGAATGTTCTCAATCCAAGCAAATTCCTCATCAGCAATAGCCGTGCGGTTTGCTTTGGTGTTCAGAGCCTTGAACGCCTTAACAACTTGATAATTTTTCTTTTGTTCCGGCGACTGAGCCATCAGTTCACCGAGGCGTAAGCGTTAGGTACTCTGCGAGTGAATTGGGTCGAAAGCACGTTAGCAACGAGTTTCTGATACTCGCCCTTAAAGATTTCGCTTTCGCCATAGCTCTGTTCATAATACTTCGCCAAGTGAGCGGCGAAGAACGGAACAGGCTGTTGAAATGGCTGAACAATGTCAGTTTCAACGTCATTTAAGCCAACAAGGTCTGTTGGCTGAACAACCGTATCAACTTCAATCGTATAAACCTGATCGGGTGACGGCCCGAGGTAAAACTTCTGCGGCCCATAGTTAGAAAAGGCTATGGGACGGTTGTAATAGTTCTGCCAGTAGCGCAACTGGGCATTAAACTGCGACCAAGGCAGATAATTCAGCGGCCAGCGCGAATTGCCCCAGTAAAGATTGATGTTGATGATGTCGAGGGTCTTTGAACCGTTTGGCAAAGACGAATAATCATAGACTTCTTGATTAGTAACGGTCGCAGAAGTCTGAAGCTCGCGTTTACATCCCGTGTCTCGCACAAGCTGATTGCGAGCGGTATTGATGTAGGCAATCAGGTCCGTATTGGTCCAGAAATTCGCATTGGCATCATGCAGAAGCCGTCTGACTTGCGTGATGTAGTCCTGTAGAGTGGTCATTTGTGTTCCACATCATGCAGCCTGCGTCCCTTTCCCCTCCCCCCGCCTTGGAACAGGGAGAGGGGTCCGGTCCACCGTTGGGGACGTTTCGCGGTGGGCCTGTGGCCGTATCTCGCTAATCTCAAATTGATTGAGACGCGCAAGACCTTCCGGCTTGTCGTTTGCTGTTTTGGTCCAGCCGAGGCGAACTAATGCTTCCGTCTTGTCTTTTAGGCCATAGCCAAAGACATGCTGCGCCACAATCAAAGGCACTTCGACGGGCTTTCGGGGAAGAAATTCATATTTCTTTCCGTCCCACCCGTCGATTAGCACATCATTCGTTTTGTTTATGACCCAGACAGTAGTCATTAGAACGTCACAATGTCGCCATAGACGCTGATGAACGCTTGAGCATTAGCCACATTTGCCGTGACGTTCACGAACAAGGTGTTAGCCGTGTAGGTGGTCTTCAACGTGTCCGTATGAAGCGTCAGATCGACATAAGTTGTGCTAGTCGTCAGGTTCGTCAAGGTCGTGGTGTTTGCCACAAGATTTGCACCATCATTGGTCTGACCAACAGTTACGTTAGCAAGAGCCGCCGAAGGAGCAGACCCGCCTGCGCTATTTGACAGGTTGGAAACCGTGATACGACGAATGATGTATTTCGTCGTACCAGCAGAACCACCCGACAGGATAGGCAGAGCAACGACAGCATTAGCCGTCGTCGCCAGCGAGAACGGAGCGGTAATCGTCGCAAGACGCTTGCTACCAAATCCGTCCTGTGTTTCGGAGCCTACACGGTTGATGTTAGACATCTAAGTTCTCCTTACGATGTGGCGTAGGAGGACTGAGTAGCCGCATTACCGCCGTTGACCGTCCAGAGCGTGATGGTCTGAGTGCCCGTCGAAGCGTTGGCGCGGACGTTATAGCCGTCCGAGACAATCGAACCGCCGACGTTCGCAGCAATCCACGTTGTCCAGCTATTAGCGGAACCCGTGTAAGCGTTGAACTCGATGGTCACATTCGCAGTCGGCAACAGAACGTAGTTGCCAGCCGGAACGAACTGCGAGTTACCCATAGCCGTAGTATTACCAGCACCAACGCTGGAAATCGTCACAGGCTGGAAATATGCACCTGCCGTATTGGCAGAGGCATTAGCGAGAATGATTTTATTATTGGCGAGAGCCATTGGTCGATCTCCTTAGAGCGAGAGCGAGTTGTAGCCAGTCACCTTAGTCATCGACTTCGGCTTCGTGGAAACAAGCTCAGCAATGTTGATGACCGCGCCGACATAGCCAATCTGCCAGTTAGGCAGAGTGCTTTCGAAGCCCGTGAACACGAACTGGCCCTGCTCATGGATGTAGAGCGAGAGATAGTTGGTGTTGAGGAGGTACAAAGTACCTTCTGGGCAGTACGGGTCAGGATAGATCGGAACGCCAGCGACCATGAGGGCGCGGAACGCCGACTGCGGGCCATTGGCATCGCCATCAAAGCCCGAGCCGGGGGTGATGACGTATTGTTCCTGACCAACGTAGTCCTGCGCGAGGAGCGTCCATGTGCCGAAGCCGCAGACACCGAATGTCGGAACTTCTGCGCCGTTCTTAACCGTGCCAGAGATGTACTGAAGCACGTTCTGACGGGTCGGGTTCACGTTACCAGCAGCGTACTGCTTCGACTTCCACCAAGCGTAGGTGTTACGGTTGATGTTGCCGTAAGTCGCCGTGCCCGTGCCATCATCAACAGCCGCCGGAAGGCCCGTGAAAGCCTGCGTATTGGTGGTGTTGTTGTAGAGAGCGGTCGCCATAGCGTCCATCATCACGTTCGTCGCGTCGTTCATACGAGCTTCGATGAGCGGGATGATTGCATGATCCTGCTGGACAGCGCCTTCCATGCCGAGGAACGGCACAGGAGAGATCATGAGCTTGAGGTTGAACTCAGCGTTGTAAGCACCCTGCTGGACGGCAGGCTGTGCGAACGAACCCGAGTAGTCAGACCATTGAGCGTTGACGAACTGAGCGCCCTGCACCGGAACCGTGACTGACGAGACACCGCCCGTTGCAGTCTGCGAGTTCGCAATCAGAGCCGCCATCAGCGGCGTCGAGTTGTAGATTTGGACCACCATCTTGGGGATGAAGGCCCGGCGGGTCACATACGTCAGTTCTGTGTACTGATTAGTGCCCGATGCGGGGAGAATACCGCCTCCGATAGGCATTAGTTCACCTCATGTTAAGTTTCGGTTTGCGCCTCTCGTCCCCGATAATGTCAAAACCCAATCGGACGCGGGTTCTTCCGCAATTCCGTCAGAGCCTTGGCAGCTTCGTCTCGCGCAGCAGAAGCAGGATTTTTCCAGAACTTAGACAGCGAGTTACGAGCGCTTTCGTCCAAGACATTCCGGTTGTAGGAAGTCTGAGGAGTAGGCGTCGCAGCCTGCCGCATATAGTTCCAGTAATCTGCCGCCGCTTCGTGGTTGGTAATGCCCTTTTCGAGCATAACCTTTTCCACTTCCGCGATTTCATCTTCGGATTTCACCTTGCCAGTTTTAATGAGATCGCGACGACGACGTTCCAAGGTGTCGAGCGCTTCGCGTTCACGCAGCTTACCTTCAAGCTGGTTTACGCGCTCACGTTCCTGTTCAAGTTTTGCCGCCACTTCATCTTTCAAGTCGATGGCGTCAATCGTGAGAGAAGGACGAGCCTTCTTGGTAAGGCGCAGGAACGCCTCCCGAGTATCTGGGTTGTCAGCCAGTTCCCGCGCAAGCTGAGCGAGTTCGTCGCGGGCTTCTGGTGTAAGGTCTTCGAGAGACGGCATTTCTGTCCCCTATGCTGTCTGGTTAGATGACTTTTTTGCCATCGCCGGGAGGAACGATCTTGTAGATGTTCTTCGAGGCGGTCTTCTTGGCGCTATCAAGGCCACCGAGCGTCGCATAACGCGGCGTGTTGGTGATCTGACCATTCTGCTGCTGATTGGTCGTCGGGTTGCGAGGCGCAGCGGCCCCGCGAGGCTTAAACAGGTCCATTTTGTCGCTCCTACATGGGCGGGGTCGATCCACCGGGCGGCATACCCGGTGGCATTGCGGGCGGCGCACCAGCGCCCATCGGCGCGGGCGGTGCAGGCATAGGAGGCGCACCAGCGGGGGCCGAGCCACCCGGCTGCATACCAGCCGCCTGCGGGAGATTGTTGAGAAGCTGCATGATCTCAGCAGCCTGCAACTCGTCTGTCTTTTGCTTCTTCGCGCCAATGATAGAGGTCAGAGAGTTCAGAGCCGACATGAGTTTGCGGCCTTCCGGTGTGGAAGAACCGATTTGTGGAAGCGAGCGTTCCAGAAGATCAAGCGCCATGCTGACGTTAATCATGGCTGCTTCGCGTTCACCAGCCTTTGGTTCCGGCGTTGCCATAGGCGACGGCATCGGAGGCGGTGTTTCTGAGGCAGGAGGCGGGGCCATAGCGTCGCCACCCGTAGGAGCGGGACCACCCTGTGCCATCAACTGCATAATGTCCTGATCGGCCATGTAACACCTTAGTTTCTGTCAAAATGCTGACAGTCAGCACGAAATGTCAAGCGGGGGATATTTTTACGTCCGTCCCCCGTCAGACGAGTGGTGCTAACAATAACGGGTCTATCCCGTTTATTAGTTAGCGACGAGCCTTACGGCCCTTACGACCCTTACGCATTGTGCGTCTCCGTTCTTGAGGGATGGATGGTTTGAATGGTGCGCGGCCATAACCGCACGCCATTAGCGCTTGCCCTTACGACCCTTACGACGAGCCATGCTGGCCTCCTGTTAGAGTAAGTGTCCCCAAATTCGTTCAACGGCGCTTGCCGCGACGCGAACGCTTGACCGACTTATACATTTGTCACCTCACGTTCACACGTTGGTTTTGCCGTCTCGTCTGATCCTTACCGACGGTTCGGATAGACGATACGCGATACTGTAGGTTTGCTGGTTTTTGCTCGCGTGTCAATTCTTTGGCACTAAAGCGCGGTTGATCCCCGGTCATAGCCTGACGTTCAGCCATTTGCGGCTCCTTTTTTAATAGGAGTGACGTTCTCAGCCTGCGGTTGCGGGGCAGCAGCGGCCTTTTTGAGCTTCTCTTTAAGCATCTGTTTCATGGGCGGGTCGATCAAGTCGAGCAAGCTTTCCTTGTCGATAGCGCCAGCTTTGAACAGATTGAAGGCCATAGACCGCGTATCTTCCATAAAGATCGGGCTATTCGAGTGGGCGTCCACCTTGACGATGTAATCTTTGGTGAATTGTTCTGCGATAAACTTTTGACCGTCAGCATCTTTATAGTGCGTCGGGTCGTAGGCTTGGATCAGCTTCATGTAGAGCGTCGCCATCTTTTCCAATGCAAGTTCAACTTGCAGAGCGCGGCGCTTGGCGCGGGATGAGCCTAAGCGGGCAAGCTGTGATGCGTGACCAGCAGAGCGGACGCCGCTTTCACCACGACCAGACAGAACGGATGAGATGCCAGACGCTTCTTCAAACATTGCGTCGATCTGATTGAGTTGTTCATACAGATCAGCAGGCATTTGCGGCGCGAGACGATCAGCCTTTGCATTTGGCATATCGGTCGAAAGCAAGCCGCCCGGACGGTTCAACGCGAAGTTCTTTTCGTCCAAAATGCCAGTAAAGCCCATTAAAGCAGTCGGTGGGTTTACTTGCTTGGCAAGAAGATCAAGAATTTCGCCCATGCGCTTGTTACGCATCTGCTGGAGATAAATGAGGCGAGAAACCTCAGATTGACCCCAAAAATAGTCAGGCATCGGGTTTGGCGTGATTTGAATAAAAGGATTTTCGCCTTTTAAAAACATGCCGCCATTTGGACGATCATAGATAATGACATCCGGCTGTGCGCGAGTGACAACCATATAGTCTTGGATTTCATCATCCCAGACATACAGTTCCGTCATTTCAATAGTTTCTTCCTCAACCCGTGGCTTCATACGGTTGTAGCCAAACAGATCAAGGTTCACGTTGCCGTACATGGTCGGATCGACCTGAGACAGCACGATACGATCAACGCCGCTTGCAACATAGTTGCTTTGTGTCGGCGCAGTCGTGATGCGCGAGATAATGCTGTCGCGCTTCGGATGATTATACAGCCGAGCGAACAGGTCAGATTTTGTCATGTAGTAAGTGTGGGTGAAGGCTTCTTGCCTGTCATTGTGCGGAATGTCTTCACGCAGCACACCCATCATGGCCGGATCGACAAAGTATGGGAAGATATTACCGTTATGTACGATCAGCTTTACGAAAGCAGAGTTGAAGCACATAGCCCAATTGAGGGCGAGGCCAAACACATGGTCGCCGTTGCTGTCTGACCACTTGTCGTTGAGGACTTGAGTAAGACGCGGAACCTTCTTGTATTCGTATTCGGGAGCCGACGCGCCGAGATTGACTGCAAAGCGTGTGGTGTCAGCCGAATAGAGGAAGGCAACCAACTGGTCGATGTGCGGATAGATTTTGTTGTAAGCCGCAGGGGCTTCTTCCGGGCCAGCGCCAAAAAGATAATAGGAGCGAAGGCTTTCGTAGTCGGCCTTACGCTCCTCATAAGAAGTCTTGCACTTGCGAACAAGGTCCAGATAGAACTCTTCCCGATGGTTTAGTTCTGTCGGTATTCTCATTTGTCGATCTTTAAGGTCGGATCGTTCGCGTGAACGATGGTCGGAAGCTTGTCGGGCAGATTAGCATCTTTTGGATTAAAGCCAACTGGCTCGCCCATAGCCGACTTGACCGCGCCGCCAGACAGCATGTTCTTCATGTTGAAGATGCCAGCGCCCGCATCGCCCCACATCACGCCGTTCATCTTGGCTGCGATGGCCGCTTCCTCTTCCTGCTTGCTGACCTTGGCGTTGTTTCGGGTCAAATAACCCGGCTGAGCTTCGCCTTCTTTGACAGATTTGATGTCTGTCATGCCAAAATCGACAGCTAACTGCTTGAGGTTGTTGTCATTTCGCTTGGAACGACCCGTTTTGGTGCTATCTCTCATGGTTGGGGCTTTTAGGATAACTTGGGCCACATCTGTGCATCCATGCTCGCAAAGAGGCTCCCAAGCGTCAAAATAGCCGTGTCGAGGGCACTTATAGGAACGGAGAATACCCATCACTTGCGCTCCATCTGTTCTTTCAAGGTTGGTTTAGAAAAATCAGCCCTATTCTTAGGGCCAATGTTAAGGGTAATCTTACCCCCTTCAAGTTTCAAGCCATATCCACGAACAATGCGCGGCTTCGGATCGCGGTTGTATTGAAGGTACTTGGTGCGGTTGCGGTTACGCATGACCGTTACATCGCCCTGCTCAAGCCGATTGAGGGCGCGAGACATGCGAGCCTGCGTCTCTTCGGACATGGAATGAGTGCCGCCAACAAAGATGCCGAAGATCAGGCGCTCAGATAGGCCAGCCAGCTCTGCCAAAAATTTGACACTCATGACCCGATCCTCTTCTTCGAGGTAGCGAGCCATGCGGCGATAGATTTCGGCTTTGCTCAATACGTCCATCATTGTCCGTAAATTCCAATCTTTCTCAAATAGTTAGAGACGTTACGACCCGTCGCTATCTCTTCTGGCGTAAAATTTTCCTGCGCCTTTGAAACCTCGCGGGTCAGCTTCATCATAATCAGGCGCGGCTGCACCTGTTCGGCATAAGCCGCAGCAGCAAGAGCGGTCGCAATCACGCGGTCGTCTTTCGATCTGCCCGGTGCTGCAATCGTGCCGCCGTCGCGCCGGATCGTTTTCATTTCTTCGATGCACTCGATTGACCTGATCCGCATCATGCCGCGCTCGAAGTAATCCTTCATGTAGGACAGCATACGCTCTTTGGTGGCGTGTGTGGTTAGCCAGCCGATGCTTGTGCCGGGACCAGATAGCGTGTCGTTCTTGCGCCAGATGTAGTTCTGCATGTGCGAGAGGACATCCATTAGGTCATTGCCGCGAGCGCCGCCGACCGCAGCCGCATGACGCTTGAGGTTGCGAAGCTCTTGCAGAACAGGCTGTCCGGGGCCGTTGACTTCAAGGTTGAGCGTCGAGTTCTTGTAAGCGCCAGCAAGGTGGGCGATGACCCACGCAAACTGGTAGGTGTTCATTTCGCTGGTTGCGAACTCAGCAACTTGTTCCAGACCATCGGCATAGGCTCGATAGACTTGTACGACAAAACGATCAGCCCAATCGCTAGAGCC